ACTATTATCTTTCTGCCTTTCTCGTTATAAACTGTCGTTTGAAACCTTGCTGCCATTATTGTACTCTGTTAAGTCCCTTCTGACTTCTGTTTAACAATATAATTAAATCGTTTCCGCTTATCCTTGTCTCTAAAGTGCCACCTATTCCCATGTCTCCCATCATTGATTTTAACTTTGATAAAGGTGCAATAACCTCTGGGTCAACACGAGCATTTCTGTTATCTCCAACCGTTGCCATGGTTGGGCCGTAGGCAAGACCTCCCTCGGCTAACTTAGGCGCGCCAATCTTCATCACTAAACTTTTTCCTAAATTACCTGCTAATGCTGCTATTGCAGGTGCAATGGCTAACATAAATGGTGTAGGAGGTAAACCTGCTAATGCCTTAGCAACAAACATTCTAATAAGATTGCCTATTATTTCAGCAACACTTTTTTTAACTGCCTGTGCAAGTTCTTTCATGCTTTCAAAACCACCAGCCGCTAAATCAGCAAAGGTATTTATACCTTCCACTAATATAGCTTGCATAGGAGTTAACATATCTGCGGCAGATTTTACAGCAGGTGTAATATTATTAAATGATTTAGCTACATCTTCATTAGTCTGTTTTAATCTTTCGTTTGCGGCTGATATACTTTCTAATTTATCTGGAAGTAAATCTAAGGTAGGTAATAAGTTTACTGTATCTATTGGAGTATTTAAAACCGCTCCAACACCTTTACCTCCTCCCGTTCCTCCTCCTGTTGGTGCGCCACCATCACCAAATACTAATTCTCCCGTTCCTTCTGTTCCACCTCCAGCACCACCTTTGCCAGGTGCAGCCATGAATAGGCTTTTAAATTTGCCTTTAAGACTGTCAACTGTTTCGCCTATTGTTTTAAACTCCGCTGCTACTACTTTCTGTTCTTCCTGATATTTTGTCATTCCACTAACATCAAATAATTGATAGCCCATTGCTTTTTGAAGCTTATCAATAGCCATCATAAAATCAGCTACTCCCTTGTTAGCACTGTTTTTTATGTTTATCCAAATATTTGTAAATCTATCGCTAAATGCTTTCCAGTTATCGTAAACATATAAGGCAATAGCTCCAACTGCGGCAATGGCTAAAGTAACACCAAGTATAGCAGGATTAGCAAGTATTTTTGCAAAGGCACCAGATATAACCGTAGATAGGTTTTTTACCGTAGTCATTATTAAACGAGTAGTACCTATTAATGCACCAAAAGTGCTTATTAATTTTCCTACTACAAATATTGCAGGGCCTAAAGCTGCGACTAATAAACCAGCCTTAACAATAAATCCTTGTGTCTCCGGATTAAGAGATTTAAATCCATCTACTAATCTTTGCAATCCTGCGCTCAATGCTGCGGCAACTGCTTCTAAATTTAATGTTTCATTTATTGCTTTACCAAGTTCTGCTAATGATGCGCTAACATTATCTTTTAAATTATCAAAGGTATTAGCTAAACCACCATTTGCCCTTTCCAAGTTTCCTAAAGCACCAACCGACCTTTGTATAAATTCTTCGCTACTTATTCCAAGTTCTCTAATTCCTTCGGCCGTTACAACACCAAACTCCTCTTTCATTACCCTTGCAAACTCTGGAAGCCTTTCTTTTATTTGATTAAGGTCTTCCTGTGTAACTTTTCCAACCGCGCTTATCTGTGAGAGTGCTAAAACTACGCCATCAAATTGTTCTGCACCACCTCCTGCCCTTGCTACGGCATTACCAAATTGTGTGATAGTTTCGCGAGCTGCGTCGGCATTCATTCCTACACTTTGTAAAGAGGCAGATGCTTTGACAACTTCGGGAAGGGCAAGGCCTGGATTTTCTGCAACCTTTCGTAGCTTTTCCATTTCAACTGCCGCATCTTCACTACTTCCCATAATGGCAATTAAACCATTTTGTAGTTTCTCAATGTCTGCAAAAGATTTTAAGGAGGCAGCACCTAATGCAATAATAGGTAAAGTAAGTGACTGTGTAAGAGTAGTACCAATGTTTTGCATCTTACTGCCAAACCTTGACATACTACGCTCTACCTTGCCAAGTTCTTTGTCAAGATCAGATACATCAATGCCAAGTTTTAAATTTAGTTTACCTAATGCCATTTATGTTTCTTTATCCCATTTGTCAAATATTGACTTGTCATTATTTGTCAAACTTCTATTAGTTTCTTTTTTAATAGGATTCTCCCATGGAAATTCTATTAAATCTTTTGGCTTTAAACTTTTACCTTTTGCTGTGTGAACATTTAATAAAAGTGTTGTCTGCCATCTTATTCGTTCCCACTCTATTTGCTCCTGTTGTTCAAAGTGATTGTTATAACCTTGCATGGCTATAACAACTTCCTTTAAACTCATTTCATAGTATTGCGAAGGAGGGAACCTTAAAACTCCGAAACAAAAGCGTTCGATGTACTCAAGGGTAAGTTCTCCTCCTTCGCCACTACGTTTTTTTGGCTCTCATCTTCTGGTGGTGAAATCTCATTTGAAATCATTTCCATGATGCGAGTTATTCCTCCCATGTCTGTGTCTACCAAGTCGCAGAAAGATTGTAAAGTGTAAGGGCATTTATCCCCTTTAGCTTTGTAACCATGCTCAACACCGGTAAAAGCAAGTTCAAGGGCAAGTAAAAGGTCTTCTCCTAAAAGGGAAAGGTCACTTAATTTAAGTTTCCTCTCCCTTAGAAATGTACCTAACACATACATACCAAATTTAATCGGTATGGATGTGTTGGCGATTGTTATTGTTTTCATGTGTTAGGATTTAAAATTATGCTTTAACTGTCTTTGTAATAGCACCAGTAACCTCGAAGGATGCTGAATAGCTTGTATTCTCTTCTACACCTGCGTTTAAGTCTAATGATGTACAAATAGCACTCATAGTAAAGACATTGTCACCTTGCACGTCTGTGGTAAACTTGATAGTCAATGCAGTACCAGATATTAAATCGGTAAAGAGATCATCAAATAAGTAGTTGGTAGAAGAATCGCCAGGCCCAGCGTACAATGCCTCTGTGGACAGTGTGCCGGAAAGCTGACCTTTCTTTACCTCTCTCCATCCTCCAGCTGCGCTATCCTTTGTCAAGATTTCACGCATGGCTGCGGAGATGTTCATTTGGCAGGATGTTGCGTAACCTATCGCAGTTGAATCTTTGTATAGGCGCATCAACGTACCATTAATAATGCCAGTAGTTGCCATGTTTATTTATTTTTTTTCGGTTTAATAATTCCTTCTTCTTGCTCCTGTTCATTGAAATATGACATAGGCACTGGTACAGGTATATAGACTGTATCTTGCTCAACTTCCTGCTTCTGCGGCATTTGTTCAACGACAAAAGATTCATCAAGTAGTTCTGCAATGCCATCTTTTATCATTTGCTCGCCATATTCAGATAAAAATACACCAACTTTACCTGGTGCCTTTCCATTCCATTCTTTTAATAATCTTAGTTTCATCTTTTCATTTTTGCCATAAAATCCATGCTCATCCAATATACATTTAAGTCAGCATTATACACTTGACTATCGGAGCTCATGTATTTTATTGTTTGTACCGAAATACTATTTACTGTACCTACAAATCTATCTAAACGATTGCGCACATTGTTTGCAAGTGTTTGTGTAGTTTCGTAGTTGTTCGTATATACATCAATTTGTAATGTTATTTCCTCCAAGTTACTTTGCCCATCTTTAAAATCAACAGGCAAGCTATTTATAATAGTATACACCATGAATGGATATTGCACATTCTGTGGAGCAATGTCCGGAAAGATATTTAATCCACAAATACCTGTAACCGCTGCATCAGTCGTTAATCTTCCGTATATTACTTTTCCTATCATGATACTTGCCAGAATTTTTTAGGTCTCTCCTGCATAATAAAAATACATTCATCACGCATTTGTTTAATTACTTTCTCCCTACTTAAATTCCTTGCCTTCACCACTATCTTGTTATACCATGCCCTTGTACTTCCGTAAACCATGTGAGCGTAAAATCCATTAGTTCCTTCGCTGCTATTAATGCCTCTATTCATTGTATTTCTTTTGTACAATGGCCCAATAGCACCAACAGCTCTTTTGTAAGATACAAGATTTTTAGACAAGTCAATAATAGACTTTCTTAAATTACCCGGTTGTACGTCATAATGTGTACCATCGTCTTCTTCCCATCCTTGCATTTTTTTATTTTTGAAAGGATTGGTAGAAATACGGTGCGGTTTGCTACTTACTGGTACTAATGACTTATAGACTTCTAATGCAATGGGAGTAGCTGAATCAATAACTCTACTTTGTTCTGTTAAAGTACATTGTTCCATTAACTCTGCAAATTCAATAACCGCATCTGCTAAACCTACAACACGTAAGCTCATACCCTGAAAGCTTCGCCTACCTCTATAATTATCCTTTTGAAGGTCTTTAAGGTGATTTATTTGTTTAGCTGATAAATATGCCATTACATATAGTTTTGAGCAAATGAACAAAATAAGTGTAAATACATATTATCTTCACTAATCTGGACATTCTCTATTTGATAGTATTTATTCATCCAGATTATTCTTTGTTGCTCGTTTATGTCTGTCCTATTTCGACAGGTAACCCTCACCTGGCTTAATGCTGTTATCTTGCCTCCTTCTACCTCTTCCTTGTTAACTCCTTTATAATCTACCACTGCCCATACCTCCGCTATATTACTCCATGTCTCTGTTCCAAATCCACTTGTAGTGACAGAACGAGTAACACTCTGCACTATGATTCTTTCTCTTAACTTCCCTATTTCTTCTTTCTTGTTGTATCTCATTAGAATAGTTGTACACGATACTGGTCAAGTAAATACTCCGATGCCGTTGGCAATTTCTTTACATAGTCTTCTCTGTTATCATAACCATCTGCCACCATCATTAACACTGCTTGTCTTATTTGCATTGGTACTCCAGATGGCTCTGTGCCATATCCTGCCGTGTAGGTAATTGTCACATCATTTATATTACCGTAAAGTGTAGGCCATGTCTTGCCGTAACCAAGAGATAATCTGCCAGGCTTTAAAAAAGTATCTACAACATAATTACCAGAATCATAAGTCTGCAAGCTATTTACACCATCTTGATATTGAAATGATGAAACGGCAATTACAGGAGATACAGATAAGTAAATAGTAGGATTATTAAGTCTGTCTAACTTCTCTGTAATAGTTTGTGTGATTAATGCTTGGTTAAGGTAACGCTCTGCAACTTCACGAGCTGACTGCAACAAAGTAGTAATCAAAGTATCATCGGCAGATGTATCTACTTTAAGATAATTTTTTACCTCACTTAATGTCCAAACTTCTTTAGCAGGTGCCGTTGTTACTTTCCAAGCCATGTCTATGTTTTTAATAAGGGATAGAGATTTCTCCCTATCCCTTCACTATCCCCCTATTATTTACAGATTCTTCAAGTGCTTGATTGCAGCAGTCTGTATCAACTTGCCATCAAATCTTGCATACATCAAGAAGCCAAGCTCCATCTCATCCATAAACCTCTCACGCAATGGCACAAGCACATTGTTAGCCACCTGGCGTATAATGTACTTACTCCAATCTCCAAAGTAAATAATCTTTGCATCAGCAGCTTGTGTAGATGGAAGATCATTATTTACAAAGAATTGGTAGCCTAACAATCTATCTGGTGTTCCTTCACGAAGTGATGGTTGGAATAAAGTAGTATTATTAGTGTCCAAATTCAACTTTCTAACTGCGCTCAAAATCTGATCGTGCATCATGAATGCAGCAGATGGTGAGTTTCTGTAAGCAATGTCAACAGAGTGAACAAGTTCAACTAAGTTAGCAGCTGTAAAGGCACCGGTAGAAGCAGATTCAACACCGGAAGGTGCAGCATCTTTAAATCCAGTTGGCTTTCCAGAACCATCACCAGTCGTAAATGCAGTGTTCAAGCCACGGCCTAAACGCTCACCTAACATGATAGGTAATTCTGTGTTTAATAGACCAAACTCGTCATTTGCCCATTCAACAGATACTTTTACAAGTGTGTTTAAAACGTGAGCTCCGAAAGTCTCTCTTGTGAAAGTCATGTCCTGTACAGTCACCGCTCCACCTTCAGTATGCCATGAGCCAGCAGTAGCTGTATCATTTACTTTTGGCCAGTACAAAGTACCTGCCTGTGGAGTAGTGATAATACGGCTAACATTAAGCATTGGGCCATAGTATGCCATAGTCTTCTCCAACTCATAAGAGAATTGGTAAGGAATTACATAACCACCTGCTAAGCCAGTCTCCGCAGTCGTGATGGTAGCAGTGCCACGCATCTCTCTAAGCATTGATTGTTCGTTGCTTGTTAAGTCACGCTTTGCAAGTGCTTTCATGAATGCTGTATGATACTCTGGTGATTTTACAATCTCCCTTGCATCTCTTGGCATTGCATTGATGCTTTGCTCAATAGGATTTACTCCTCTTTCTTCAGCATTAATTTCAGACCATCTCTCAACTCGTGAAATCTGATCTGTATAATTTTTAAAGTTAGCATCTGCGGCATCCCATTGTGCCAATTCCTCGGCATTCATTAGACGACCTTCGCCAGCTGCTCTCTTCTGCAAGTCTTCCATTATAGCATAATCGGAAGCCCGCTTTTCTCTTAGCAATTTAGAGTTCATTATTTTGTTTTTAAATTTAGTAAGTGCAGGGCATTCCTGCGTAGCTCGTTCTGTATATTAATTTCTGACTTAACAGATATATCAATTATTGTTTGCAAATCTTTGTCTATTTCCTTTGTAGCCTCATAACTTCTTTTAGCTACCATAGTGTCAGGATTAGCTGGATAAGTTACCGGTGAAACATCATACACTTTTTTAATAGAGCGAATAACTCTTTTAGGTTTCATCCCAGATCTCTCTTGCCAGTCTTCTGCCTCTACGGTAAAGGCAAAGCTACTTTGATACACATCACCACGTTTTACCATCTCCAAGAGATCATTGCCTAATGTAGTGTTTGGTGCCTCAAATTCGTACTCCATTGCATTGCCAGTTACATTTAGCTTTAATGTGCCGCTGCTTGTCCTTGCCAATACCATGTTCATGTCATGGTTAAACAATGCTACAACATCTTTCATGTCTGCCTCATTCAATGACTCTGGAGACATCTCCTCATCATACCATCCCATGTCATAGGAGGAGTTAAACACTGTGGCAGTGCCAAAAATCGTACGGCTTTCCGGTTTAGCTCTTAGTTCAAAATTTATGCTTCTCTTTTCCATGTTATTTTCTTTAGACCTTTCATCCATTATTTTCTTTGCTCTACTTTCTGCCCATGGCAACATACTGCTTCCTCCCCAGGCATCATACATAATGCTTCCACATATCTCATTTTCGTTCTCGTCAAAATATTTGCCTTGGTCATATACTTTGGCTCTGCTTAAAAAACTATATGTCCTAATCACCTCGTCATCACTTAATGACTCTCTGTTAGCTAATTGCCTTGCTCTTGTCCAGCCAACACTTGTACCACAATCAGAGCCATTCTCCTCTTTGTGTTTCCTTGCTTTCTTTGCTGCGTTAGTCGCTGCCTCTGGATAATCACTGTGCGCCATTGCTATCGTCGTTTATGTCAATCACATCTTCTTCTTGCTCGTGTGCAATGCCTTCGGATGATGGCTCTATCTTTATATTAGATGCTAAAGGCAATTCATAAGAATCTCCACCTTCATAAGGATTCATGTTTTCCTTAATCCTAATCTCGTTTGGAGACATTGCCAAAACATTACGCATCGTAGTATAATAAGATGATCTTGCTGCTATATCACCACGCAGTAAGCCATCAAGATTAAATCGTGTGGTAAACTTTTCCTTTTCTGCCTCAAAAAATATCTTCTTATTAAATTCTGCCTCTATCGTTTCGCACAAAGGCATGATAGTATAATTTACAAACATCTGGCTCAATTGTTCCATGTTGCCAAATGTAGCTTTGTCCATATCTTCCAATAAAACACCAGGAACACCTGTTATCCTTGCTATGTCGGAGATGGTAGCTTTCTTTGTTTCGTTAAATGCTGCATCAGTTGGGTTAAGTCCTACTTTCTGAAAGTCCATTCCTTCCTCTAAAATAGCAGTACCACCAGCGTTTTGACTTCCACCAAATGCTCTATTAAAACTATTTTTTAATCTATCGTATGCCTCATTAGTCAATCTTCCTGGATGCTTAAGCACACCGTTAAGATGCGCACCATTCTTGTAAAAGTTAGCACCGTAGTTTCTATTTGCTAAAGCTAACCCAAAATTGTCACGGTGAACGTCTGGCACTAACAACGCTTTAACTCCATCCCATGCAAGATTAGGTATATAGATGATATTCTCACCTTTATATGTCTTGTTGTTTTCTTTATTCTTGAATACAAGTTCATTCCTACTATTGTATCCTATCTCCATTTTAGTTGGATTAAGAATAGTAAGGCTGTTTATTCTTGTAGTTATGCTATTTCTATTTATTGCTGCATAAAATGCACCATGCGCTAAATAGTGAAGCACCATTGTCTTATAAAAAGTATGAGATGTATATAAGTCCGATGGCTCTCTTGATATTACTTTATAGTTCGGATGATCCTTTGCTATTCTTATGCCTCCGTTATCTTGTTTCTCAATAATATCAAAAGGAATAGAAGCAACTACACCTCCAAGTATTTGTGTTGCTCTGTAAAAAGCAGGAAGTCCTATAATTGCGTATTCATCCACTGCTACACCTGCTGCACTTCCACGCTGAAACAATGCACCTAAAGTGTCACCGTTTATTGGTGTAGATGGATTTTCTATCGAACCTCGCTTCGTAGAAAAAAAAGACCGCATGGTGTCGAGTATTGCCATGCGGTAAAAATAAACAAAATCAGTATGAAATCAACAACTTACAGTAACACGTTAAACAAACCTAACATCCATATATGTTTTCTTTGCTTTTCTAAATGAATTATAGGTGCTATACTTCTCATCAAGTCCTAATTCACCTCTTTCTTCCTCCAATTTCTGCCAGGCATCCTCATGCCTTGGATAATCGCTCACAAGTTCGTAAAATCTGTGGAAATATCCACTGGTGCAATTAATTTGCCTGACTTGTTGTGCATACTCATGTTTTTTCATTAAAATCTCCATAATTGACATTTTTAGTTTTTCAATTAGGTACATTCTATAACATTAATAATCCTTGTTCACGTTCGCCAGATGTGTAAATGGTTGGTCTATCCTCTACCATGATTTGAGCGTATGCCATAACCATCGCTACCGGCCCATCTACCTTTTCTGTTGACTTAGCTTTATCTATCTTTATGTTTCCAGCAGGATCAAACCGCAACATAACATTTGTTAACATCCATTCCATTACTGGGTTGCCATCATGTGTTATTTCTGATGATAAAAACATCTTCTCTATCTCTTTTGTTGGTGCAGACATGGAAATAAAGCCTTGTCCAAATGGTTTCATATTCGCACCATCATTTGTGAGCTGTATAACAAGTTGACTTGCATTCCATCTATCAAACGCTATGCACTCTACTTTATATTTTGCAGTTAACTCAATTACTTTAGCTTTGATAAAATCATAGTCGGTAACATTGCCATCTGTCATGATAATGTTACCATCTTGCGCCCATTGGACATAAGGCACTCCATCGGATAAAGATCTTTCCCTTACATTATCCTCTGGGCAAAAGAAATAGGATTTAATATGTGGTTTATCAAGTCCTTGTTGCACAGGGAAACAAAGCACTAAGGCCGCAATGTCACGAGTGGAGGCAAGGTCTAAACCTGCAAAGCATTTTTTATTATACAAAATATCATCATCTACTTTTAACCTGGTAGATTCAATGTAACTATTGGAAATCCAAACACTGGAGGTAGTTGTCCATACATTTAGATTTTTAGTCATGAATTGTATCTGTTTTGCGGCTCCTTCGTTCAATGCCTTTTGATACTGGTCATCCATATAGCTGATATACGGAGTAACTCCCAGGTTAGGATTAGATTTTGTCCAATTCTTTTTGTCCTGCCAATCGTCACCTTCATCCAGGCAAAATAGCAAAGAGAAAACGCTATTATCTACTTTTCTATTTTCTAAGATGTCAACCATTACCTTCCGGAACATATAGCAAGGTGATTCACGGTTAAAGCCAGCAGTAGTAGTAATTAATAATAAAGGTTGTGATCTTGATCCCATACCAGTCTCCATTACCTCTAAAACGTCACTTGTTTTATGCGAATGATATTCGTCAATACCTGCATAGTGCGGATTCAAACCATCTAATGTGTCTGCCTCCGATGCAACTGCCTCAAATTTACTATTAGTGGATGGTACATTGCAATTATACTTTAACACATTGACTAACTTGTTAAATGTCCTTGAATCTGCCTTTAATGATTTAAGCATCACCTTCGCTGTATCAAATGCTATGCGAGCTTGGTCTCTCGTAGTTGCAGCTGTGTAAACTTCCGCTCCCGTTTCATTGTCACATAGGAAACAGTAAACGGCAATAGCAGCCGCTAACTCCGTTTTACCGTTCTTCCTTGCTATTTCAAGGTATGCCTTGCGGAATCGTCTGCCTCCATTTTTTCTCTGCCACCCAAACAGTACTTTAATGAAAAACTCCTGGAAAGGTTGGATGTTAAACCTTTGCCCAGCAAATTCTCCTTTAGTATGCCGGAGGGCAGAGATAAAATTAAATGCTCTGGTAGCGTATGCCTCTGAGTAGGTATATTCCCAGTCTTTATTTTTTAAAT